CTAAAGAAAATTAGACATCACTCTGTTCTTCCAAAGAATCTCTATCCTCCATTTGATACGCCAGTGGCGTACATGCACGAAAATCCTGAATGGGAAGTTGAAGACCTCCACCTCAAGTTCCAATCTAACGAGTGGGAAATTGCTATGAACGCCGCTCGTAGTCTAAATGGTACAGCAACCAGTGTAAACTGGGCGAGGGATTTAGAGAAAATGCGTATCATGTGGGAAACAGGGGCTAAACTCACTAAAACAGGAGATAAACTACAGAAAGGGGAAGATGTAGAAGTTCTTTCTATTGTTAGTGACTTGAAGATGATGTCCGTGACTGAGGAAATAGGTCTGCATGTGGCATCAGAAGTAGATTTGACAGATGTAGTGTCATTGCAGAAATGTGGATGGAAAGAAATAGATGAAACATTTGGTGGAATACCTGCCAGTGGCCCTCTTGTAGTTTATGCTACCACTAAGACAGGAAAGTCTTTCTGGATTTCAAAACTTATTAATGAATTCTTACACTACTATCCTGAGAAACGTGCTACTGTGTTCTCTTTAGAAATGCCTTACAAAAGGTATTTGAAACGATCTTACGACATGTATCCTACTTTAGAAGAAGTCTCAGATCGTCTATTAGTGACCAGTAGAGCGTCTAATATGAAAGAAGTTATAGCGATTACATCCACAGAACCCACAGACCTGGTGGTTATTGATGGCATTGCTGATGCAGTATCAGGTGAGAAATCTGCATCTCTTATGGATTCTGCTTGGAGTGATGTAAAAAGAATGGGAAGATTGTTAGAAATCCCTATTGTAGCTGTAGCTCAACCAAATAGAGCATCTAAATTCAATTCTCAAGAGCAGTTTATCGGAAAATACGACATTGAGTGGAGTGGGGCAGCAGAAAATGCAGCAGAAATGATGATTGCTTTACAATATCTTGGAGTTGACGCTTCTATTGAGAAGAAAATCTTTCCTGTAGTAAATGATGCGTATTACATGATAAATTATTTCATGCGTGATGGAGAAAATACTGGAGCAGTTATTCTCGATAAGCATGTACAAACTCCTCTAGGTAGACGTTTATGGGAAAGTTCTGCTCATGGGATAACAAAGAATGGAGAAATCATACCTACTCTTTATAAAGAAGGTTTATATAAAGCAGAAGGAAGTAATTCTAGCAGTAGGGCAAAACGATGAAAAGATATGAGAAATATGCAACAGAAAGACTATTTGAATTGCTTCATAGTGTTCGTAAGGATGTTAGACAAAGAGCAGAAGCAGAGATTAAAAGAAGACTGCTAGAGCTTGAAGGCATACAAAAACACGTTGAGTGGAATTGTTATGAATGTGGGGGGTACGATTATGCAGAAATTCTTTATCAGGAAGAACAAGAAGACTCTCTCTAATCTAAAATTAATCTTCATTTACATTATGTAAAGTATAATGTTGGAGAATAAGTAAGCCTTCGTAGCTCAATGGATTAGAGCAACAGCCTTCTAAGCTGTAGGTTATGAGTTCGAGTCTCATCGAAGGTGCTAAAGGAGAATAATTATGCTAGTCAGAGAATTCTTACTGAAAGGTTATACACAATGGGTAGAAGTCCACTGGTCTATAGCAGGAACTACTGAGCAAGCTAAACTTTGGTTTGCTGATAAAGGTCTCTCTGGTGAGTTCTTCCCCATGTATTTCAATGAACCTGATGAAGATAATCCAAGAGAAGGAAGATTTGGGTTTTGGTTGCCAATAACGAAGGAGAAAAGATGAGAGAGCTAAAGTTTCGAGCTTGGTATCATAAAGGAACTTATTGCAAAGAGCCTAAGATGTACTGGTTTGATTTGATGTGGGGGAATACTTCGCAGCAAGGGTCTGGATGGATTGGAATGTTGCCCATTGGAGAAACAAGAAAATACAGAATGATGGGGGATAACAGAAAGCAGATTGACCCTGATGATTGTGAGATTATGCAGTTCACTGATTATCAAGACATGAATGGCGTTGGTATTTGCGAAGGGGATTTGGTTCAAGATGGACAATATATCAAAGAGATCGTTTTCCATAAAGGTGTATTTACAGTAAAGAATACAGATTCAAGGTTTGCTTTACCTGCATCTGGCGACTATCTCAGAGTATATGGACATAGCCTTGAAGTTGTCGGAAATATCTATGAGAATCCTGAATTATTATGAAATCAATTAGAGACCTGCCCATAAAAATCATACACGGAATCCCTCCTGTACTAAGTAGCAAAGAAAAGTGCGCGATTGATACCGAATGGTTCGGGATGGATAAGGATCGTTTACATCGTCCTGTACTTACTGATGGCTCTCCTAATGGATTTTTAGCGTGTGCGACTTTCTGCTTCAATGGTGAGGATGTATATTTCGTAACCAATCCTGATGATGTTCAGGAAGCTATGGACAATGTATCAGAAGCCACACAAATTTACGCAAATTGCAAATTTGATCTTGTTCATCTTCGTAGACATGCCCATATTCCCGTTAGAATAAATAAACTTTGGGATGTAATCACACTAGACCGCATCATGTGGTCTGGTCTCTATTCCAGCTTTACTTTAGCTGACATTACTAGACGCAGATTACACATGCACCTTCCTAAAGAAGACAGGAAGGGTTTTGCTAAAGCGGATAAACTTACTCCTGAATTGGAGCAGTATAGTGCCTATGATCCCGTTGCAACGTGGCACGTTTATCAACATCAAATCCGTGACGTTCTAAAGAACGACCCTAATGCTCTAAAACTATGGGCAGAAGTAGACCTTCCTGCTTTGAATACAGTTATGTCCATGAAAGGGTTTATGATAGATAAAGAAAGATGGGAAAGTATAGCGGATGAAGCTGTAGAAAGACGTAAAATAGTGCCAGCGAAATACCCTGAGTTGCTATCTAAAACAGGGAAGAAGGGTCTTTCCAATGTAAAAGTTGGAGAAGAACTTATCAAAAGAGGATATACTGACATACCAAGAACAAAAACTGGCAAACCTAGTACTGCAATAAAAACATTAGAGAGCATACAAAATCCTTGTGACTTTGTAAAAGATTTAATAGCGCATTCATCTACAAAGTCCCTGGCTAGTACATACGGGAGAAGTTTTTCTGATAATGCAGAACCAGATAGTAGAATTTATGCGGATTTCGATCCTCTTCGAGCTGCAACTGGTCGCTTCGGATGCTCAAAACCTAATCTACAAAACGTGCCTAATAAATATACCGACCCTAGATATAGAGATTGCTTTATCGCAGGAGAAGGAAATGTCTTAGTAGTTGGAGATTGGTCATCTCAAGAGCCTAGAGGTGGTGCATATCTGGCACAAGATCAAACTATGATAGATATTTTCAATGAAGGGAAAGACATTTACATTGAATCCGCTCGTCTTATGTTCGGATGGGAATTGACTAAAGACGATCCTAGAAGAAATAATGTCATTAAGCCAGTTACGCTTGGTGCATTTTATGGTCTTACTAAACATGGATTATTCAACAATAATCAAATACCTAAAGATGAAGGCGAGAAACTTCTCAATGCTTTTTTCTCTGTATTTCATGGAGTAGCTGATTGGATTGATGAAATGAGAGATGGTAGAGAGTATGTTGAAACTATCATGGGCAGAAAGTATTGGCTAAACCCTTATGACTACAAGAGTAGGAACAATGCTTGCAATTCTCCTGTACAAGGGTCTGCCAGTGACGCTATGAAGATGGCTGGATGGGAGTTTGTGAAGCAATGGGGTGACTTAGAACACTCTCCTATCGTGAACTTTGTCCACGATGAAATGATAATTGAGGTAGCAGAAGAAGATAAAGATAGGGCTATGAAGTTGTTAGACGAATGTATGGTCTCTGTTGCAGAAAAGATGCACCCTGGAGTGAAAGCTAAAGCCGATATTGGTTGGGGTCATACTTGGAGTGCAAAAGCATAACTCTCATACAGAATTAACAATTACATGATGTAATTATGGTAATATAGGTAAGAATAAAAGGAGAAAATAATGGAAGTAAAATTAGCTTTAGGTAAATCAGATATAGATGAACTATGCAAAATGCAATCTACTTTCCAGAAAATGTACTATGCAGAAGGTGAAAGTGTTTTGGATATAGCATCATCTCATATTCAAATGAATGGAGCTTTACAATATGCAAAGTTACTTGATGTTCCATATAACATTGATTTAAGACCTTGTAATACTTACCCTTATGAAGTTGAGTTCATTTATAATGGCAGACGTTTTCTTTCAATTCATACTAAAGAAGATTTGTTGAACTTTGTGAGCGAAGATGAATTGCCCACACTGTAACAAAACTCTCGTTCTCCCTTCTGGATATAGAGAATCTAAAATCCTCATTATAAGAGATGAACCTTATAAGACTGAGTATTCAGACTATAAACGTCCAAGATTTAAGCCTCACTCTACTCCTAAGTCCATCCTGCAAGATGAAATGTTCAGATTAGGGGTAGATTTCAGTCAAGTAAGAGTAGCTAATCTGTGGCAGCATGTTCCTAATAAGAAAGAAGAGTGTTTCCAGGAAATGAAGAAATCTCTCTTTGCTGAAACTAGAGGAAAGAAAGCTATTCTTTTAGCTGGAGCAGATGTAGTGAAATTCTTTACGGGGTATAATGTATCCGAGATTAGCGGATTGCAAGTTGAGAGTAATAAACTTTCTGCTCCTATTGTCTTTGCTAGTGTAGATTCTACTACAGCTATGTCTCGTGGTATGGGAGAGATCAGATTTTCAATAGAGAATTTTGTAAAGAAATTGATTGAGGAGGATGTATTATGATAGAAAAACAACACACTTGTCATGGAGAAGATAAACCAGAAGATTATATAGTATGGTACAAGAATTTACATTGGGAGTTTGATTTTAATTATGGATATAGTGTAATTATAGAATATTGCCCATTCTGCGGAGAGAAATTAGATGAGTAAGTCTAACCAAACTCGTATGCTTATAGATGGCTCTACTCTTACCGCAGTAGATGTAGAGAGAGCCATTGATGATGTAATTATTGAATTGAATGAGACAGGGGATGTGCATGGTGTAAATAATGCCCTAGAAACTCTCATCGGAATGTCTAAATTCTCTGTATTCTACCAATGTAAAATCTTGCACGGATTTTCTAAGTGGTGGGTGAAGACAGATCAAGACTCTGTTAGGGGAGATACATTCTTTGATTATGTTACTTCACAGCATGACTTACCAAACTCACTTACAATCGAAAGGTATATAAATTTGTGGGAGCATTACGAGAAAGGTTCTCTAATTGAAGAGATAAAGAATCGCCCTCTTTCTGAGCAAATTGCTATCGTGGCAGTAGTAGAAGATGGTAGATATGAAATCAAAGAAGATGATTGGGAAGAATTAGTAGATGCTGCCAATGGCACAGAAATTCGTAGGATTTTACGGAAGATAAAAGGTAAAGAGCCTACAAAGGGTTCTTATGTTCTACATCTTGGTAGAGATGGGGAATTATACGTTTGGCATCAAGGACAGAGAGTTTATTGGGGACAGGTAAAACTTCCTAATGGAACTACTGACCCTATTGAAAAAAGAGTGATAGAGAAGATGTGTAATCGTTTGAAGAATGGTAGTATGAGTCCTATTGTGGACTAAAAGGAGAATAAAATGTTTGAAGAGTATAGAAATGCTTATGATGAAATGATGGCTGATGAAGAAGCTAATGAAATGCGTAAAGCGATACAAAAATGCAGAGATGATATTGAACATTATAACAATGTACTTAGCTCCGTAACTGAAAAATATCATATTCGTATGGATGAAGCAGAGAAAGCAATTAAAGATGCTGTGTTGAAACAAGAGAACAGTGTTACTTTACACGATGTATATGCAAAATTCACTAAGGGTAGAGTAACTACATCTTGGAAGAAAGTTGCAGTTGCTTGTGATGCTCCGCAAGAAATTATTGATGCTAACACAAAGCAGGGAAAGCCTTCTGTTTCTGTGAGCGTATTAGTAGAGGAAGAATAAATGGCTAGAGATGTCATCATGGGCATTTACAGAATACAGAATCTGATGAGCGGTAAAGTATATATTGGAAGCAGTAAAAATATTTATAAGAGATGGAAAGAGCATAGAAATAGTCTACAAGGTAATTATCACAATAATCATCATCTTCAAAACTCTTATAACAAGCATGGAATAAACGCTTTTGCTTTTGAAATAGTGGAAGTGGTGAAGATTGAGTCTGATTTATTAGATTTAGAGCAGCATTATCTGGATGACTATAAGCCAGAATTCAATTTATCTCCTACAGCGGGATCAAGTCGTGGTTATAGATGGACAGATAAGCAAAGAGTTGCTTGTTCAGAAAGAAATTCAGGTAAAAACAACCCCATGTATGGAAAAAGGGGGAAGGAAGCTCCTGGTTTCGGAAAAGTAGGTAGGGCTAATCCTATGTATGGAGTGAGAGGGAAGGATCATCATGGATACGGTAAAAAGATGACTGATAAGCAACTAAGAAGTCAGTCAGGAGAGAATAGTTCCACAGCAGAGCTTACATGGAGTAAAGTAGATTGTATTAGAGACAAATACGAAAATCAGGGATATACTCAACAGAAATTGGCTGATGAGTATGGCGTGGATAGAGCTAATATTGGATATGTTGTCCGTTATGATACTTGGAAACTAAAATATAGACCAGAGGAGAAATAGCATGAAGTTTGAAGGCGAACACCCTACTATAGAATTTGTCGAAACGGGATGGTACTCATTTGACTTAGCTTTGCGAGAAAGCTATAAGAAATTGGGGATTTCTACTCGTACAATCACAGAAGTATTTGGGCCAACGTCCATTGGTAAATCTCACTTTATCAATTCTCTCGCTGGAGTTTTGGGGAAGAAGTTAGAACTGGATATTGCTTGTTTAGATTTGGAGTTACAGAATCAAGATACTGTAGAGAGAATTCTAAACAATGTGGAATTTGATGGGACATGGTATTGGGTAAACCAAAAGCGTAAGCCTGATGAAGGAAAATTGGCAGTAGATGAGAAGCTACTAAAATCCTTGTACACACACGCATCAAAGAGTAGAATTTCAATTTTGGACAGCGTGGCGAGTGTAGTACCTATTTCTGAGATAGAAGGAGATGTAGGAGACAGAAATATTGGAGCAAGAGCCTTTCCAATGGCACAATTCTCTAGGATTTTTGCAAAGCAGTTGCGCTATTCCGAAAAGGGAGCTTTTGGTTTCTTGGCTAATCACAGATACGAAAAAGTAATGACTGGATTACGTTTCAAAACTCACGATGCTCCTGGAGGCAGTGTAAAGGAGAATATGGCTTTTATTCGTATTGAACCTAGAGTTCCATTTATCCCTATTCCTTCTGGCGGGAAAACAAAGAAACTTGCTCGTTTTGGAACTGGCTGGCTGTTTGAAGGTAAAGTTCTGAAAAATCGTCATGGTCTCTCATTCTCTGATTTTTGGGTATTTATTGTAGGTGGAGAAGGCGTTCATAGTGGACTTACTGCAATGTTTGATTGTGTAAAACTTGGACTAGCAGTAATTCAAAAGGGTGCTTCTATAACTATGAAAGATACTGGAGAAACCTTCGGTAGGATTTCTAAGATTGTTGAAGATAGGCACGTATTCGACTTTTCAACTTTTTACGCTGCCTTAGAGTCTCATCAAATTTCCGCAAAAGACGACATGATTCTTATAGAGAAAGCAATAGAAGAGAGAAATAAGAAAGAGAAAGAAATGGATGAATTAGAAGAGATAGACGATGTAATTTTTGTAGACATCTCTGGTGAAGAAGATGAAGAGTGAGAATAATGGGGGAGAGACTGATTATTGGTCTCTCCCCAAGAGTTCTGTCACATTGAACGATCTGATAGAATTCAAAGAAATGTCTTTTGCTCAAGGTAGTATCTTCAAAGCCTGTTATAGACTAGGTGATGTTAGGCATCATTCTACTAAAGAAAGAGATTTACATAAAATTATTTACTACGCCCAAAGAATGTTGGCTAAATCGGACTAATTGTGTCCAATTCAACATCTAGCCAAATACACATAAAAAATTTTTACCGATTTTAGCGTTTTAGACAACTTTTATTGAGTGAAATTCAAAATGACCTATACTTATCGCTGTACAAATACACAATGTAAATTTGAACAGGACAAATCCACAAGACTTTCTTATGTACAATGTCCTAAATGTGGGAATGAATCAAAAAGAGTTTACCTTCCTACTCCTGTAATATATAAAGCAGGAGGGTTTTACTCAAAGGATAATCCTAAATGAAACTACCATCTCCTGTCACCCTAAAGAAATATGGATTATCAGAAGAAGATTATATTGATCTATATAATAAGCATGATGGATGCTGTCATGTTTGTCTTGTGAAGCCGAAGAATAGCACACGAGCTTTAGCCATTGAGCATGAGCATGTCCCTGGGTTCAAGAAGATGCCTCCAGAAGAGAAGAAGAAATATGTGAGAGGAATCGCAGATTGGATATGCAATTACAGAATACTAACTAGAGGTGTCACACTTGAACGACTTAGAAATGCTGTAAGATATTTAGAAGAGTATGAAGAAAGAAAAAAGCCTACATAGTAGGCTTTTTGTTTATATCCTATGTGAATATCAAAAATATAATTATCCAAAACGGTATGGATAGCAGTAATCCGTTTCTTAGTCCGTAGGCTGGTTTCATTTCTCTAATTTCTTTATGCGCTTTTCCAGTTCTTCAATATACACAACCATATCAAGCACTATCAGCGCAATGGACTTGTCTGCCTTCTTGCTTTCAGTAACAGCTTCGGCGTGCGCTGAAACGGTGTGTGATTTGCTCTTGATCGATCTAAGTCTTTATTGGTATATAGCTTTGTATCTCGCAGCGTGATTTCTTCCAGCGGGTCATAGGGTGGCTCAACGATTTCAGGTGTAATTTTCAACACGCCGTCAACTTCTACATATTCAAATTTACCATCAATTTCAATTTTGTTTATCATTTTTTTATACAAATAATTCTTTTACAACTAGCTTTGGTTTTGAGTGGATATTTGTTAGTGTATCTGCGTTAGCACCATAAGTATGAAGTCCTTGCATTTCAATATAGCCACCTGCTGTCAGCTCAAATACATCATCACGTTGCACTACTATGGTGGATACGCCTGTATAAGATAAATAGGCATCAAACCTTGCCGAAGAAGTACCGTTCACTTGAATCCATACGGTTATTTTATCCTGGTCGTTAAGAACAAAAGCCAAGGCCGCCGTAATCTGATATGCTCCTGCTCTACGGAGTGTAATTTTTTCATTTGCTAGGTCTGCAATACTTGCATTATCGAGCTCAGCTGTATCAAAATCGCAGATTGTCGGGGTATTATTTGCAAATGTTTGCGCTGTCCCATTTGTCAATTTGCAGATGCAAGGTATTCGTCCATCTTCAACAACATGCCAGTTTGTCGTACTTGTGCTTCTAAGTGTTACAGTCTCTCCACCAATAAATAGTCGTGACCATTCAGTCGCTGCGCTCCCGCCGTTTATTGTAACGGTAGCAACGCCCAAAATGATAAGCGCATAATCTGCGTCACCGTCTAATATATTTATTCTTATTTCTTCACCCGCCGCGCTTGCTACTGGTATTGTTCTGTTTCTGTTCGCTGAAAATCCACCCATAGTTACATTATATTCATTACCCGCAGAATACGCCACGTTAGAATCTGCGCTATCTGCGGTCGGAGTAAGACCGCCCGATGATACCGTTTGCCAAGAGCAAGAATCGTCCCCATCTTCTCGCAGAAACTTCGTCCCGCCTGTTTCGCCTGTAGATAATACTGCCGTGCCTTCTGGCGGAGTAACAATAAGATTAGCTACAGTGCCACTTACGCTTAATGACGCATTAGCACCAACTACATTTAATATAGTTCCTGTGGCTTGAGGGATACCTTCATCCCAAAACATGAGACCTTCACTACCCCCAACACCAAATGGGCCAGTTTCCGCTCCAGCATCGTCAAGAGTGTAGAAACCATCTGATTTTGGGTATATTACCCATTTTCCTGCTGATGGGGTTGATGGGGTTGAACCTTCTTCAACCAAAATTACTTTAGCCATTATATTATCTCCAATACACTATCACCTTGCATATCAAGGACGTAAGCATCTACGTCAAAGTATTCTGATACAATCAAACTTTTTGTATCTTCTAATGTTAAGTTATCTATCAATTTTCTTGATACACCAAAGGAATTGATAGAGTTTATTGTATCACCTTTAGTAAACGAAGTACCAGTAACTAAAGCAAATCCAGTTTCAGAAATTGTACCTATTAATTGTTTAGTAACTGTCCCTGTGGGAGTTGCCCAAAACTCTATACTAGAGCCATGATGAGATGTGGTATAGTTTTCTTCCGCTACAAATCTAATTTCTGTATTGCTTGCCCCTTGATTACTATCATCGTATCCCCAACCCCTAATTCTAAGGATGTTATCACCAGTTTGTAGAGCAGTAGGCGTTGTCCAGTCACCTCTAGCACGAATAGACCCGAAATATCCTCCATGACCAGCAGTTTCTTTAGCTGTCCAAGCAATAAACCCCGCTGTACCTGTAACACCTACGACATTCATTTTATTATCTGTAGGTAGAACAGGCATAACTGCTTCGCCTATAGCCAAGTTCTTAGAGTCTTTATGCCAAAGGAATCCACTATCTCCTGCAAATGTTCCTGAATGATTGTATTGAACTTGGGTACTGCTCCCCCCAGGTGTCCCACCCCCACCACCACTAGACCCCGTTACATAAACTCTAGCAACATCTCCAGTAACAGAAACTTCTACATTATCACCTACGAAGTTTAGTGTATCTGCACTTCCTTGTGGTGTACCTTCGTCTTCTATTAATATAGTTGAATCTGGTATTGTTGCGGATATGGAATGCCATTGACGTAAATCATAGATATTATCCCACCCAATCACGGACGTACCACTAACTAGACGTATACCTGCAAGTAAGAGAAAATCATCATTCTCTACAGTGGGGAGATATTGAGTAATATCAGATGTTCCTGTAATGGATGCAGCGAAGAAAGTACCGCTATTTAGAAGAAATTCGGGATTACCATTACTAGTATTCGTATAAATAACCCCCATTATGGCAGTATCATCTGTAGGTTTATACTGTACTAAGTCTCCAGTACCAGTAGTCCCCATGTTGATTATCGTTCCGTCACTTTGTCTATATTGATATGGGTACAGCATAACCCCATCTGAGCCATGTGTTCCAGATGGGAATACTGCCAAAGGCATCATTTGTCTGCCTTGTACCCAAAGAATGTCTCCACCACCTCCACCATCAGGATTGAAAGCATGTTGATTAGCGTGAACAGGGACAAAGGACGATGAAGACCCCCAATTATTGTATCTCTCAGTATCTCTACCTTTTACGATATATCTATTACCTTGCCTAATAACGATAACAGCCAAGCCAAAGATTGTAGAGACAGTTTCATTGAATACTTGTATGACTTCACTTTGATTATCTCGAAGTTGGACATACACAAATCCTGGACGATTAGGGACATCAACTAACTTCTCTCCAGAGAGATAGACACCAAGAGTACCAGAAATCTCTTGTTCCTGTTTTGATACATTGTCATCAAATGCTTTGAAAGTGGATTTAAAATTATTCATAATTAGGGATGCAGTCTAGTAAACGAAACTTCTCCATAATCCAAATACATATTCATAGTACCTATAATGTCCCAATACACCTTGTAACCGACAGGAAGAGAAATGACGGCGGTTTCCGTTGACCTCTCTTCTGTCTGAGTTGGAGCTAACCAATAATGTCGTGTATCTGGAATAATGAAACGCAAGGCTGCTCCTGTATAGACTGGAGAGACCACATATTTACGAAAGAGTGTAGTCATCACAATCAAGTATGTGCCTGATTGAGTCATTGTTATTTCTGTTGGTGTAGTTAGTGTAGTAAGTGCTCCAGAAGTTCCCGTAACACCTACATAAGTAACAGGGTCATAATTTACTCCAGATGTTTGTCTAACTGTTGCTAAATAACTGTCCGTTGCAATATTAGAAAACATCGCTGGAAATGAGAGAGAAGGAATACTTGGTATAGATATACGAGGAGAATGATACCCTCCATCATCAGGAAGTTCAGGTATTACTATAGTCTCTCCAGCAGAGCCAGTTACCAAAGATGAGAAGGTTACATTATCAGGATGGAATAATTGTTTTTGTGAATCATACGTCCATCCAATATTAGTAGGCATGTATGACCCACTAATATACTTTCCCGTAGGGTTATCAGATGTTTCCACAACCATAGAAACCTTCTCTTGTGGAGCAATGTCTAAGTTTCTAAAGTTACCTACTAACTTATGATTTATAGTTGGATGAGTGTGATTTTTATTCGCTAAGATATTACCAGTTATCTCATTTATCTCAACTTGAGATTTTAGGGCTAGTCCTTGTGACCTGTCTACTTTACCTTTATACATTGGAGCAGAGCCAGGAGCATTAGACATTAGAGGTGCAAACGTTCCTGTTGATACCCCACTATAAGCAATACCGCCTCGCTCTAAATAAGATACTGGAGGAATTAGTTGCTCAACAATTCGGGGAGACCCTACCCAATCAGATTTCTTCAATTCCATTATTGGAGATGAGTATGTTGCATCAGAAGCATTAGGAAATGCTTGTGCATCATGCTCTATCCAAATCTTACCCTGCATATCTGATACTACAGACCCTACTACAGCACCACGAATGAAACTGTTTAGCGCATCATAAATACTATTTCTGTCACTATCGAAATATTGTAATGGTCTATCATCTCCAAGAACTTGTATATCGTTTGACGATAATACAGTAGTATGCCATTTCAAATAATGATACATTGCTTTAGTGATATTCAAATCATAAAGTTGATACCAATCAGATGGAGATGGAACACTCTCTACGGAGATAGAAAATCCTTCCTGCTCTTTTAGATATTCTGCAATACTTCCAATCCCAAAAGATACTTCTCCGTGTTTGTAGTTGTATTGGATAGACCCCGAAAGGATATGACCAACAAAGAAGATGTCAGAATTTCCCGAAGCATTTCCACCAATAGTTTGTTTGGTATCTCCTATCCAACTCTCTCCAAATAAAACAACTACATCGCCTTCATTGACATTTATATTTTCAAATATCCTTATGGATGTTGTATAACCTCCACCAGCACGACCACCATCTATTTTAGACAATTCCCATTTCAGGATTGGGGTGTCATCACCTTCTCCTGGACGGTCATATATAGAAACGTATCTATATGTCGTGTCTACATAATTCGTTCCAGTAACAGTAAGTCGGGTAGTGTAATGTCCAGCAGTGTCGTAGGCAATATTACCTGGTGTAAAAGCTGTAGAACCCGTAACTCCACCCCCATCAAACCACCAGTGAGTGTCGTAGGACGCTCCAGCGACCTGTGTTGTCCCCGTAGCGGTATAGTACACATCTACACTACCACTATCTAAATAAGCCGCTCTGTGAGGGCCTGCACAAGGCAAAGCTCCTAAAACTGTATTTTGGTTAGTGTAAGGAATATCATAATCCTTGTACCAAATTGTACTTTCAGCATCAGCAGGGTCAGAGATTATTCTTGGGAATACTGGTAGAACTTCCCAAAATCTTTGAATAGTTAGATATAAATTATCTTTCCACTCTATATAAGAATTCTCAGCTACAACTATTTCAGAACTTGTTATAGAGCGAAGTCTTACTGTACCAAGCTCTCTTCCACCTTCCGATGTTCCAACCAAAACAACCATACCAGTTTCTACAGATGTCCACACTCCTTCTGTCACTGTATCGTAGGTTATAGTGAGAGCGTTTCTACTTATGGAGACATCATCTACTCTACACTTCAAAGCTGTAGTAGGTCTAAAAATAGACAGCCCTAATTTAGTTCGTTGAGGACGGCTACGGAGGAGTGATTTTTCTTTTGGAGTTATTTGCATAATTTTATTATATCTTTATATAGGGGATAATTCTAATCATAATTTAATTTTACATAATGTAAATTGTGATAAACTTCCATTGAATTTAGGAGAAAAATGACTAAACCCATAAGTTCTATATATCTTTATGTAATATTATCTGGAAACGGTTTATACAAAATAGGAAAGTCTCAAAACCCGAAAACTAGATTTAATCAGATAAACTCAGGGTCTCCAGTTGAATGTTATTTTATATTTCAAAAAGAGTATGATGAAAATTCTAAAAATCTAGAAAAAGAATATCACGATATGTTTGCTAACAAACGTATACGAGGCGAATGGTTTGATTTGGACGAAAAAGACGTTCATAAAATCCTAGAAGATGATGAAGACGCAAAAGAGTTTGTGTCTCTTGCAAAGTCAGTAGGAAAGATTTCATTCTATCTTTCAATGGCACAACATTAAATAACTAAGTTACAATTCCATAGATTAATAAAGTTACTTCGGTTTCATGCTCAGTAAAGTATTCACCATTTGTCGGCTCGGATAAAGTGCAGCCTGAATAGTTAGTGAAACCCCACACAGCCCCTTTATGTGAAGGTAAAGAAACTACAGCCGTACCAGTAACATCCAAAGCATCGTAAAGACCTTGAATTTCGTTTGCATCAGACATAGATGTAAGTTGCCATCTCATTTCAAATTCTCTTACACCAGCATATTCAGGATGACCATTTCCAGTAAACCCAATTGGTTCTCTATTTATCCATCTTCCTACTGTAGGCTGTAAATTTAGGATTGTTCCATTAATTGTATACATTATCTTTCTCTCGCAATGGTATTAATTGTACTAGATATTTCGTTAAGTGATTCATTTACAATTCTCGCTTCTAAATCAGGGGAAAGTTCTAGCATTACTCTCAAATCTCCTCCTTGAGAACCGCCAGAAAATCCTGATGTGGGAATGCTAGGAGGTGTGAATGCGGAGATGGGAATTTGCCCTCCATAAATTGAAGATGGAGTAACTACATTACCCGCGTCTTCTCTAAGCCCTCCAATTCTTCCATTACCATAACTGCCTCCAATACTGGCCAGATTAGCTCTCACACTTGCAGCGGCAGAGGCTACCGCAGCTTGCATTGTCATTGCTCCAGAAATAACACTCGCCATTCCCGCTAATTGATTCTGTGCATTGGTGAGCATACTTGCCGTGTTTGCAGAATATAAATTGTCAAATAATCCATCAGAACCATAAAACTCAGTTAGAGTACCTAACAACATAGCCGCAGCTTCTTCTGAAATTACTCCAGCTTCTACGGCTTCTTCTACAAATAACGCTAATCTTTCATCAGCCTGTCTAGCAATATCAGCTAACTCTCTTTGATGATCTTCTTCTGCACGTTGTCTCTTTAGGTCAAAATCTTCTTTCTGACGAGCAAGTTTAAGTTGGCGTTCTTCTTCTAGTAATCTAAGTCGCTCATTTCTATCATCAATAGCTTCTTTTAGCTGTCTAGCAGCATCTTCTCTACGCTCTTTCTTCCTTAGATCATTTTCATTGATAAGAGCTTGCTTATCCATTTGAAACTGACGTTGAAGACGAAGAACTTGACGAGCATCTCTTTCACGTAAAGCATCTTCAAGGCTAAACAGGAACTTCTCACGAAGCTGTCTCATCTTCTCCTGGAACTTGGCTTCTTCGTTCAATTCCTTTTGACGAGATTTAGCTTGGATGTCAGCTATTTTCTTATTAGAGTCTCTAAGAATGTCTTCACGTTTTAGAGCATAATCTTCATTTAGTCTATCTCTTTTTATACCAAAGTCTTCTTGCGCTCTATCTCCAGCAATTTCAAACTCTTCTTTTGCTTCTTGAGCTTTACGAGCTAGTTTCTCTAAGTCATCATTTAGATCATCTAAGTCTAGTTCAGAAAGGTCTATGACTTCATCTTCTAATTCTAGCATCTCTTCTGTAGCGGTATCTATATCAGAAGAAAACTCATCAAGTCCTAAAGCATCCGACAAACTAAATGATAGTTTACCAGTTAAGTCTGTTCCTAATTCAAAATCAGGCACTCCAGTAGGGAAAAGTTTCTCTAGTCCTGATTTTGCAACTTCGTCTCTATACTTTATCCATGCTTCTTGAGCTTCTTGTACAGATTTTATATTACCTTTTAATACATCATCTATGACAAGCCCCATAGTCGTTACAGCAGACGCTACTCCCAATGTTCCTAACCCTATTACTGTAAATACTGATTGTAGCAACTGTAAAAATATAGTAAGTGCGGTAGTAATCACAACTAACAAAGGCTTTAAGACTTGCCCCATTATTTGTGTGAAGTTTTCCCATTCAGCAGACATAGATTTAGTGGATGCAGTTACTGTTCCTACCATATCCCCAAAATTCTCAGTCTCATCTGCTACTGATTTGTTCGCTATACCAATAAGAGCAAGAACCTCTACTTGCTGTTTTTGCTCTGCGGTAAGGTTTTCATACTCATCTCTTGTTTTCACTAAGCCAGAAGCCACTGCTTCCTGCTTTATAATTTCTGCATCTACTAGAATACCTAAATCTCTCCAACCCTTACCACTTGATGTTAGACCATTTATAACTTGCTGTGTAGCACTCTCAATAGAGACTCCGCCTCTTAAAGCTAATATAGGGATAGCTCTCATCAAATCTTCTAGTTCGTCTTTCCCTAATTTCAACTCTTTAGTAAGTAAAGCTATCTGAGCTACCATTTTTTGAGCATCAATATCAGAAAGGAATGAAAATGTTTCTGAAATCTCTTTTGCAATATCCAAGAAATCCTGCATAGATATTTCAATTCCTGCTTGAGACAGCACCCTTTCTGCACTAGCCAATTTAAACAAGGACTGCTCTAATTGCTGAACACTGTCTATAGATTTTTTAACGGTTTCCGTTATTTTTTGTACAGCCCAAAATACCACCATAGAAGATAAAGCCCCTAAAGCTACTCTTAGAACATTTATTTTTGCACTGAATCCAGCAGCACTCCTTCCTGCTTGGTCTAGTTTCTTTGCTGCCGTATCAACTCTTCTGTTAAAGTTGTCAGTTATTGCCAGTCTTTGCGCTTGTGTAATTCTTCCAAGATGCTGCTTTGTCATAAGCATTTCAGCATTTAGCTTTTTCATGTAGGCAGCAGCTTCATTAATAGAGACCCCCATATCCGTAGAGAATTTCTTTATCTCTAAAGACATCTCTTTTATCCCCCTTTTTAACGCAAAAATCTTCTCGTCTGCTTTGATAGAATTTATAATAAGTTGGTATTCTACAATTTCTTTATCGGTCAGGGGCATTAAAACCTCTCATTACATCCACAAATCTAAAGAATCTATTTCTAATTAGACCTTTCTGTATTATAGAAACGAATTCTTCTGCACTTTTAGTGTCTACCTTATTATCATACAGAATATGTATACATTCAAGAAGGGCTTTAGGATCAGAAAGTTTTATTATCTCTAAGACTTCATCTTCTATAGTGTCTTTTCTATCTCTCTCAGCTATTGCAGGTTTCAAGAGAAGATATAATCTCCACATATCTTTTAGATTTAGTTTATTCGATTTCATTTAGATTTACACCCTGCCCAATTGGGAGAAGATTCTTAGGAACAGGAACTACTCTCTTGTTGTTTTTAGATTTCATATCTGGAAGCATCCAATAAGGTTTAGGGAGATGAGTGTAGGTAGATTTCTTAGATTGCTTGTTATAAACGTAAGCAATTTCAGTGGTACTCCAGATAAATTCCCTTTCCAGATATTGTGTTGTGAGAATCTCTTGAATGTAGGATAAAGCATCGTCTACAGAGAGATTTGCGATTTCTTTATTACTCCACCCAAAAGCTGACGCAATAGTGCTACTATAGAAAAACCACAATCTTCCAGGATAATCCCAAGATTCTTTTTCTGATTCTTTACGAGGCTTTCTAACAGTGAGAGGAATTTTCTTCGTGGTGGAAGTTACATCATGTATTTTGTAGAAAGAAATTATTTCATCCTGCCAAAATACTTTATCTAAGTTCACTTTAACACATAGAGCGGTAGTGATATAATCTCTCAATAATTCAGGAAGGTTGGGAGAGTTATCTTCTACCGCTTCTATGAAGCTAAATTTCAAATCTTCTAAGGTTGCCCATTTTCTAAAGTTTACTTTCTTTAGAAGACGAGTTCCAAGTTTTAGTAATATTGTATTTATCATCCCCCTAATGATAATGTATTACTACTTATCTATCAACTAGGGCAATGCACTTAAATCTGCACGAATTATAGTCCCGAATCTTGCTGTCGAAGGTTTCGTGCTGTCCGCATATCCTCGCAAAACGAAGGATTGTGACCAGGAATCTCCATAAAGCATCTGTAACTCGGCTGGCTCTACAGGTTGCGCTTTATGTAAGTGAATCAGCAAGTAATCACCAGTATCTTCGTTGTAAACTTTTGGTGCGTACACCATGTAATACTGGTTGTTATTGAAACCACCAATGCCAACTTTTTCCGTTCCTGTCCCTACAGTAGCAGTAGAGAAACCTGCTAATTTAGTATAGATAGACAGAGGGAAAAGGTTCTTTGTGGTAAACGCAAGGTCTACATAATCCCGTGTCTGAATAGTGCCTTTTACACCATCAGCATCACAACGAATATCATTCGCAGTAACACCTTGCATAAAGGTTACATCGGTTACACATGCTAAACCAATGTAAGGATATGCAGTTGTACCACTCATACCCCAATAATAACCATCACCATCAGGGTTATTTAGGGGATCAGCAAGATAATCTTGCAAATAAATATTAGGGGCCCCGTCCAGATAAATCTCTTCTTGGGAAGTTGAACCGCCCAGGGGTGTTCCAGTGATCAGCGACATAAAATTTCTCCTAACCTATTATAAGGTTACTTCTTCAAATAACATGCTCGGAGAACCTCCGCAGCAATGTTTATTTCCTAATCGTTTTTCTAACAGAGCAGGAGCATCCCGCTCATCCACTTCTAAAATATAACCAGCCTTTAACCACACATACCATTCCTGTGTGACAGACCCTTGAAGTTTTACTTTCGCACTCAATAAATTCACTAACTTAGTTTTATTGTAAGTGACAGTCTTCTTAGTATCAAGAGTATCTTTTTTTACATACTTTGATGTCTTTGATTTACTTGCCATATATACCTCGCTTTAGATACACTCTTATTTTATTCTAATCTACTCAAGTATGCAATGTGGTATTATTATACTATGTGGAGTTACTACGGAAGAAAGAAGAAAATAATAAAGAAATACCCTGAACCAATAACAGGGAGAATTGTTGAGCCTTTTGCTGGAACGGCTAGTTATGCTTATACTCACTGGGAAAATGATTGTATTATCATAGACAAATTTGATAAGATAATAAGAATATGGAAATACTTACAAAACGCATCGTCTAAAGACCTACTTTCTCTTCCAGAAGTAGAAAATGGGGAGTGCATAAAGCATAAACATGCTCAATTGTGCGAAGAAGAAAGATGGCTCATTGGATTTTGCATAAATAATGCCAGCCAAATTCCAAAACATACAGCGGGAAGGATGAACTTCAACTCATGGAGCAGAGATAAAATTAGAATATCCAAAGATTTATTCAAAATAAGACACTGGAATTTTATACTGGGGGAATACTCCTGTATAGAAAACATTACAGCAGATTGGTTTATAGATCCACCATACCAATTTCAAAACTTGTACACTCATAATGATGTCAATTACTCTGAACTTGACTTATGGTGCAAGGAAAGAAAAGGTCAAGTTATTGTATGTGAAAATTCAAAAGGGAGTTGGATGGAATTTTCCACACTAACAGAACTGTCTGGACAAAGAACTAAAACTACAGAAGTTATTTGGCACAAAATTACTGCTGAAAATAAATAAGGAAAAAATTACATGGGCAAGAGAAGTGACTTTGAACGTAAATCAAGAGATTATTATGATACACCTTATGAAGCAGTAATTCCCCTAGCTTCACATCTACCGAAATCTTTTACTTACATAGAGCCTTGTTCTGGAAAGTCTTATCTTACTTGGCATCTATCTGAATTTGGTGGAGATGTTCTTGCTGAATATGACATTGAACCAAAGAATGACAGAATGTCAAAATTAGACGCGCTTACTTTAGCAGAAAGACATATTCCCCAAGGTACAGATTTCATCATCACGAATCCTCCTTGGATTAGAACAAAGAAATCTGGTTATCTGCTACACAAACTAATTGAAGTGTTTGCTAACATTCGTCCTACATGGCTTCTAATAGATTCTGATTGGCACGATACGAAACAATCAGGAAAGTTACTAGATGATTACTGCACTAAGATAGTTCCAATTGGAAGAGTGAAATGGTTTGGGAACATGACAGGCAAAGATAATTGTAGCTGGTATATGTTTGATAAGAACAAGTGGCACGATTATATTTCCCCCGTAATAGAATTCTATCCTAGAGTTTAAGGAGTGAATGATGAAAATGGATAAAGTTGCCAGTAGTAAAAATGACGAATTTTATACCCCTAGGTACGCCATTACTCCAATATTAAAATATCTAAAGCCACACAGCACTATTTGGTGTCCTTTCGATACTGATAAGAGTTTATTTGTATCAACATTTAGAAGTATCAATCACGAAGTTATCCATTCTCATATCAGTACAGGTGATGACTTCTTCAATACTTTTTATAAGTGTGATTATATAGTGTCAAATCCACCATACTCATTAAAAGGAAATGTACTAGAGAGATTGTTTTCTTTAGGAACACCATTTGCTATGTTAGTGGGGGTAGTTGGATTATTTGAAAGCCAACACAGATATAATCTCTTTAAAAATAACACGTTTGAAGTTCTCTATCTCAATAAACGGGTTGCATTTTTCAAAAATTACTTGGACAAAAAGCCAAGTGTAAACCCACCGTTCAGCAGTGTCTATGTGTGCCACAACATGCTGCCAAAGCAGATAGTTTTTGACGAAATTGATAAGAAGAATATTTAACTTACTTCATTCACTTTCATAGATAGGGGGACATCAGCTTTCCATACATCTTCTGCAACCTGCACAGCATCAGGAAGGGAAGTGACACGTATAGTTGTCATCTTTACACTATTGTAAGTTTTATTTACATTGTGTAATTGTTTAGCGATAATCCCCTGTGATTGAATAGCCTGTTTACTTGATTTCTGCTCTGAGAAATAAGATATTGTCGCCACTGCATCATAAGGAGCGCATTGTCCTAATGTTGTAATGGAGCAGGTTATTCTGATATTAGGATATGAGAACTTCTCACCCATCCAATCAAGCTCTCTGATCTCATCTGTATCTATAAGAGTAGCTGGTATCGCTGCAATATCCTTGCACATACTTACTATTGCTGTACGAAGTTGATAATTGTCCACTAAAGTCATTTTACAGTAGCTCCCTTGAATGAAGAACGTAAATCATTTCTGATTCCTAATGACCCTCTCAATTTCAGATTCTTTCTAAGGGTCTTCTTTGCTTTGACTATAGCAGGTCTAATATATCCTTCTTGTCCATCAGAATGATAAGGCTTTACCCCAGGGTGCATCACCATAGGCAGTATAACCTGTCCAGCTTTAGGGCCAGATTTCACTCTAGGAATACTTGGATTGGCTTTATCCCAAGGAAACACTAATGCTCCTCCAGATTTCTTAGGTCGGATTGGGTACTTTGCTCTGAACCTACCATGAAGACCAGAACCAAATTCTCTAGCTCTCGCATCTGGAGCATTTTTCCCTCCTGCCCTTACACGAATGTGGTATTTACTTCCATCTCTTTCTACACTGCTATGTATAGTGCTGCCAATTCTTGTACTGCCAACATTCTTCCTAGCTAAAACTGTAACATAACCAGCATAACTTATAGCCGATCTATAGATAGCGTCATCAAAGTTTTTAGTTGCCATTACTGTATCGACCTGCTACGTTCAACCCTTTTCAGAACAACTTTCAAGAATGATCTACTGTCAGATGGGTGCATGGACGAGAGTTGAGGGTTTCCCATCACTCTAAAGAACTCTCCATAGTAAGGACTATTACTTGGAGAAGTTATTTCAACTTCATTATAATTCTTTACTCCGACTGTCAAACATCCAATCATTCCTTCGTACAAATCAATAGACTCTACCCCTTGTTCAAGTAAAACCATTGTAGGAGGTTGTGCTGACATTCGCATACAGACACCTTCTTGCAGGATAGTCCCGCTAGGGACACTACCTCCAGTTTCATCATCCGATTCATAGTTAAACTCCCAAATAGTTGCTGTAAGGTTTAGTCCTAACATTAGATTTCTTTCCTTGTCATATTCTAATTCTACTTTAATCTATTTATATGCGCAATGTGGTATTATCTCTCTATGAAAAATATAAACGTACTATCCCTATTTGATGGAATGTCCTGTGGGCAAATTGCTTTAGAAAGAGCAGACATTTCAGTAAAGAATTACTATGCGTCTGAAATCGACAAATTTGCCATCTCCCATACTCAATATCGACATCCTAATACTGCTCAACTTGGAAATGTCAAGAATTGGGATAAGTGGAATCTTCCTAAAATAGATTTGCTTTTGGGTGGTAGTCCCTGTCAAGGATTTAGTATAGCAGGAAAGAGATTAAACTGGGAAGACCCTAGAAGTAAACTATTTTTTGAATATGTTAGTTGCTTACATCACTATAAACCTAAGTATTTTTTA